GATCGTAAGGAGGAGTGGGGCGAGTTTAGCCCAATGTTTATCTCTCGTGTTCGTGGAGAGTTCCCTGTAGAGGGAGAGGACACGTTGATCCCTCTTATCTGGTGTGAGAAAGCCGTGCAGCGATGGCATAAGAACGAAGGTAAAAAGCAGTTGACGGATCACGTTTACCTAGGACTTGACGTTGCTCGGTATGGTACAAATAAAACGGTGTTGACGCGGTTTGTCAACCCGCGCGTTGAGCAGATAACATGTATTCAGAATCGTTCAACAACGAACGCAGTGAACCTAGTCATTCAAGAGGGGATATCGGCCGGAGCTAAGCTTCAGCAGGTAACCACAGATGACACAGGTGTTGGTGGTGGGGTAACTGATAGGTTACGTGAGCTGGGGTATCCGGTAATTGCGGTGAACTTCTCCCAGAAGCCATCTGATCCAGTGCATTTTCGAGGCATCAGAGACGAAATGTATTGGCATATGCGTGAGTTATTCCGGTCGGATGAGATCGAGATTCCGCCGAATGACCTTCTGATCAACCAGCTCTCTGCGATAAAGTATAAGATAAATCCTCGCACCGGACGCATCGAGATTGAGTCGAAAGACGATATGAAGAAGCGAGGGTTGTCCAGTCCCGATGAGGCTGACAGTTTGGCCATCGCGCTACACGGGGCGAAGAGGCAGCGCGGATCGAAGAACTATCGAACATCAGTCCGCTCTGGTCGGTATGCACCAGTTGATACAGTGTATTATTGAGCTATTGCTCATAATAACACTGGTTATAGCGGTGAGAAAGAGGTGGAGGTAAATGCCATTTAAGTCGGAGAGACAGAGAAGATTTTTACACGCCAACGAGCCTGAGATAGCGGAACGTTGGGAAAAGAAATATGGAAGTAAGGTAGTCAAGTCGAAACCAAAGAGCAACCCTAAGAAATCAAGGAGGGCATGATGGCAGGTAATATTATGAACGGTAAGAAACGCGGTGGTAAGAAGGGCGGAAAGCGATACTAAATGGCTGAGGAACAAATATTCCCAGAAGCCGGCGATCCAGAATCTGTCGAAGGTGCTCCTGAAGTTGAGGACACGTTAGAGGATACTGGTGCGTCTGATGAGACCAATTTCTTTAATCCTATTCTGTTAAAGATTGATGAAGAGGATCAGGAGAGGTTGGTTAAAATTGTCCTAGAAGATTTCAATAACTCCAAACAGGCGAGAGAGAAATCTGAGTGGGGCACAGACCGTTACGGCAGTGGGATGAGTTTTGATGATAAGTACGCTAGCCTTATTGCGTTATATGAAGGTGATGACGAAGTGCGTCCTGAGAGATGGATGTGTGGCCGCAGTTTGAAGATCGCTCAAGCGATCGTTGAGATGCTTGTGGCCAGACTAACTCCGTCAATCTGGAATGAAGAAAGTGTGCGATGGAAGCCGGTAGAATCAACTGATAAAGCTCGCGTTGAGTCCGTTAATAAAATAATGTTCTGGGTGACTAATGTCTGGATGAAGATTGAGAAGGACGTTCAGGAACTGATAAGATCGTGCATAATGTTGGGTACAGTATTCGTTGAGAGTCATTGGGAAGTAAAGAAGAAGGACCTCGACCAAGTTGAGCAGACTCCCGTTGTTGGTGAAGATGGTGAACCGATGATTGATCCAAACACAGGTAGCGCAATGATAATAGAGCAGAAGCTTTTACGTGTTATGGAGAAACCGGGGATAAGGTTGATACCAGTAGTAAAATTATTTACTCAACCCGGACAGACGGATATTCAGAAAGAGCCAATCATTAAACAAGAAGATTTCTACTTTCACGAGTTGGAAGCGTTAGCTGCAGATGGGTTGATGATGAATGTTACGGATAAATTAAAAAATTCAGTAGAGAAATCCGTGATTGATAAGTTCGGTGAACAGTTAGCACAGGCAGAAAAGATAGCGGATATGGACGCAAAGAGGCGTTCGCAATTGGTTGAGACATTGATATGGTACGGAAATTATGATGCAGACAAGGACGGTTTTCCAGAAGAACTTTGTGTAATGATAACATTAAAAGAAGAGGTATTCCTAAGAGCCTTCAAGGTATCTAAGATAAATCGTAAAGGTGAGCGGCCAATTCGTCAAATTAATTTTATTAATCGTATTCATAAGCTGCTTGGAATTGGTGTACTTGAGCAAGTCAAACCGCTGGCGGAAGAAATAGATGCTGTCTTCCGACAAATCCAAGATGCTAATACGCTCTCAATCCTTAAGTGGGGATTTTACGATCCTAATTCTGATTACTCTCCCGACGAGCACGTCGCTAAACCGAGAGCCATGTATCCGGTTACAAATCCATCGCAGAATGTCTTCTTCCCAGATATGCAAGTGCAAACAGAAAGACTTTTGAACGCCATTAAATTAGTTCTCGAGTTCGTAGAACGGCTGACTGCAGCTTCATCTTTTGTCATGGGTAAAGAGGGTAACTTCTCTGGTGGATCGGGGACAGCTACCAAGACTGCTGCAATCGTAAGCTCTGCCGAAGTACGTTTTAACTTACCAACATCCAATATGCGCAGAGGTCTGGCCCAAGTTATTACTGACATTTTTGATTTATGCTTCCTTAATATGCCCGGTGGTCTTGAGAAAAGAATATTAGGTGAGGACAACCAGCCTGTGTTTGAGAATCCTGATGATGTTCGTGCAGCGTTCGCTCAGGAGATGGACGCGTACCTGCTTCCTAACGCTAGCTTTGGGGATGTGGGAACAGAGCGTGAGTTGGCGATAATGCTTTACGATAAATTTGTTGTTGGTGGTAACCCATTTGTTGTAGGTAACCCGCAGAAACTTTACCACGCCACAGCGCGTGTGTTCAAAGCATTTAAAGAAAACCCAATTGAATGGATCGGTGCGGCGGCCTCCGAGAAAACAACGAATGACCCAGCTGAAGAAATGACTATGATGCGAGAAGGTATGGTTGTTCATGCTGAACCGCAAGAGAACCATCTTGAGCATTTAGTCGTTCACCAGCAGTTATTCCAAGACCCCAATGTTTTATTGTGGGGCAAACCCCAACTGGACTTATTAAAACAACACATTCAAGAGCACATGCAAATGATGTCGTTGTTAATGAGTTTCCAAGGAGGGGAAGGAAAAGGAGGAGACCTTGGTGGACAAGAACCAAGTGGCCGAGGACAAGCAGCTTCGGGAAGAGGCGCTGGAGCAACTGAGGGACAATCTGGTCTTCAAGGAAGTGCGGGAGCAGCTGCGCCAAACGCTATCAACCAGACGCAAGGAACAACGCTCGGCACTCCTAAAGTCGGAAGATAAAACTGTTTTCCGATTAGAGGCTGAGATAAAAGGTTTGGAAGAGTTCTTTAACATTTACAACGGCCAGCTGGCAAAGCTGGACAAATTAACCAATGAAGACATGCCCACAGTCTTCAAGTATTAAAGTGGAGGTAGTTATGTTTAAGTTCTTTGAAATGCTCATGAATGAGCGTGGCGAGGTAAAAATCGCCGACGACAAGAATAAGGAAGATGCGAAAATCATTGACCCAGCTCTTGACGACGACCATCAAGATATCGAGATCGAGGATGAAGATCCAGAAGAAATTGAAGTCGATTTAGAAACTGATGACGAAAAGAAGCAAAAGGCGGATCATAACGCCAAGATGGCCCAGCAACGTCTGGATCAGGAAAAAGCAGCGCTCAAACGAGAGAATGAAACTCTTAAACAGACTGTTGATAGTTTACAAAGAGTTGCAACGCCACCACCTTCTCAGCAATATGGTGTTGATCCCAACGATTACACAAAGTGGACCGAGACTCAATGGGATGAGTTGGCCAAGAAGGATTGGAAGAAAGCTGTTGATCTTAGAGCTGAGATAAAAGCTCGCCAACAGTACCAGCAGTTCTCAACATCTGATGAATTTAATCGAGTGTTGGAAGAGTCAAAAACGGATGTCTTACAACGACACCCTGAATTGTCCGATCCAACCAGCGAGAAATCCAAGCTGTATCGTAATATTGTAACAGCTAATCCAGAATACACGTCCATGAAGAAGGGCCCCATCCATGCTATGAGAGAGATGGAAGAATACATGGAACGAAATCTAGGATATAAACGTGAAGATATCGTAAAGGCTGAAACGAAAGCGCGAGCGGATGAGCAAGCACGGCTTAATCGCGTTCAAATATCTTCTACCGCGGGGCGGAACGTCAGTGAAGGTAATAAGGTAATGCTGACAAAGGATGAGGTTGATTTTTGCAAGATGCAGGGAATCGACCCCAAACAATACGCACTTAATAAAAAGAAACTCGCAAGTAGTGGTAGAGGAGGGATACAATTATGACAGACTCAAATAAATATAGAGCGCAACGTAAGGCCAAAGCAGAAGCTGAAGCCAATGTTGCTGTAGAAGAAATTTCCCAAGGATCGCCGGAGACCACACCGGTGGAGGCCGCCTCGGCAGCGCCTCAGCAGAATACTGTTCAAGTGATGTCGCAAGTTGATACCTTCGTGTCTGACTTAGTAAAAGAGCAGCCAGTAGATATCGCAGAACTTGAGACACGCGAACGGAAAATGCAGAACATCCTTGAGTTGCCAGAAGAGTGTGCGAAGCTTCACAAAGTAAAATATCGTTATCGCTGGATGGCGAAGACGAAGAACTTGGAAGCTAAGCTGCGTACAGGGATTTGGTCACTATGTACGCGACAAAATTCTCCTTATATCAAGCCGCACCGGTTTAAAACTCACGGTGCCGTAGAGCAAGCAGGTATGCTCTTGGCATTTACGACTGAAGCAATGGGTCAGAAACGTGAACAAGAGCCGGCCGACAAGAGTGCCCAGCTTGTAAAGCATTACACCAAGGACCTTCCATCAAGGGAGGAAGCTGGTTTTTACAAGCCAAAGGATACCGGGGAAGCGGAAGATACTGGAGAAGGGTTTGAAATGGAGTATTAACAACTAGGAGAAAATCACATGAATGTAGACTTCCCACGTGGCTTACAGCCACATGAGTATCTTCTACATCGTGGAACCTATAGTATTCCTGCAGCGTACGGCACGGATATCTTTATCGGTGACCCTGTAATTGGTACAGGAACTGGTAACGAGATCAATGTTGCTACAGCTGGTACTGGCAACCCTATTTTGGGAGCCGTTCTTGCCGTCTATGACAGCAATGGCGATCCTTTACAATATTGGGCGGCTGGCACCGCCGGGACAGGTACAGTGTTGGTATCGGATGATCCGTTCCAATACTATGTTTGTCAAGGTGACGGGGACACATCGTTCCTAGATGCAGATGATGCCGGGGGTAATATCAACCTTGTTTCTGGTTCTGGAAGCTTGGTTAATGCCCGAAGTGGGTGGGAATTAGATGATTCTGAAACTGGGGACGCAACTCCCGGTGATCAGATTCGTTTAGTCGCACCCGTAAATCGAGCTGACAATACAGTCGGACTTGCAAACGCAGATTGGGTTTGTTTAATCAACAACCATCAACGGCTACAGGGTATCGTAGGCGTGGGTGTCTAAAGGAGTGTAGTCTATAATGAATAGATCACAATTTAACAAATCAGTAGTTCCCGGTTTGTTCTCCTTTATGACCAGCTCGTTTATGGAAAGACCTGCTTTTTGGTCTCAAGTAACGAAAGTAAAGTCATCTCGGAGAGCATTTGAAGAATCTGCTTACTACACTGGACTTGGCCTTGCGCCTGAAAAACCAGAAGGTGAGCCGATCGCCTACGATGATTTCATCCAAGGTCCCACAAAGAGATGGTCTCACAAGACCAACGCTCTTGGTGTTCGGATCACGGAAGAAATGATCGAGGACTCGTTGTATCCAGACATCCCAACAGAGATGTCAGATATGACAAAGGAGCTTGGTCACTCCATGAAAGAGACCATGGAAGTATTAGTTCATGACATTTATAATGGCACGACTAAAACTTCCGGTGATGGCGTTGCTATCTTTAGCACCGCACACACCAAACTCGGTGGTGGAACGTGGAGCAATCTACTTTCACCGGCGGCTGATCTGTCCGTTTCTTCTCTTCGACAGGCAATTATCGAATTGGAGAACACGACTGATGATCGGAACAAACAACAGGTTGTAAAACCTGCAATCATCATGGTCGCTCCTGCAGAGGAGTGGACAGCTCGGGAAATCCTGAACTCAGCTTATGATCCTGAGTCTGCAAATAACGCGATTAACCCGCTTCAAAGCCGTAACTTGAGGCTGATCGTTAATCCTTATTTGACTGATGCTGATGCTTGGTTTCTTATCG